GTGGATGGCGGCGCTGCTGGATCAGGCCACCCACAGCGATTTCGTCCGGGACGCGGTATGTCTGTTTTTCATCGCCAACGAAGGCCTTTCCGTATTGGAGAATACAGCGGTGATGGGCGTTCCATACCCGGCCTTTGTGAAAAACATGCTGGACGCGCTGCACCAGACCGGCAATCAGGGCAAGGGCACGGAGGCCCGCACATGAGCACGAGAGCGGGCGCAGTCCCGCTCTCCGACCTCCAATTTTTGAAAATCTATTTCAACCGGAAGCGTCTCCCCTCCACTCCGGCCAACCTGCGAAAAATGCTGGCGGAGACAGGCGGGGACGCCATCTGCAACGGCTCCATTTTCCTGCGGGATCTGTCCCCGGCCTGCCACCTGAAGGCGGAGGGTAAAGTCTATAAGACACCCAATTACCGGGCGTGGGCCGTCAGTTGGAATGACCCGGCGGACTTCGGCGTGAAAACCGTGCCCAACGGGGACGCGAATTACATGGAGTGCGTCCACCTCATCATCGGCGGGAAGAAGATCAGCCCCGTCACCTGCGGAGCGGATATGCGCTACCGTGCGCCCCGGACAGCCATCGGCACCAAGGATGGGCGGTTCGCCCACTATGTGAGCCGGAGCAACTCCGTGACCTGCTATCGTCCTCCGGCTGGGACAACGCCATCATGATGGACGGAGGCGGGAGCACCTGCTTCATGGATGCGGCAGGGGAGGGCTTCGCCGGGGACGGGCGGGTGATCCCGTTCTTCCTCGTCTGGAAACTGAAAAACGAACAAACCGACGAACCGAAAGGAGACAAGCCTGTGGTCGAGATCAACGCCTATTCCAAGGCGAAGGACGGCGGCAAGAAGCTGTCCGCCAACTTTACCGTGAAAGAATTTGCCTGCAAGGACGGCTCCGACGCCGTTCTGACCGCCCCCCGGCTGGTGATGGTCTTGCAGAGCATCCGCAGCCACTTTGCCGCCCCGGTGGTCATCCACAGTGCCTACCGGACGCCCCAGTACAACGCCAAGGTGGGCGGCGCGGCCCACAGCCAGCACTGCTACGGCACGGCGGCTGACATTTCCGTGAAGGGCCAGCCCCCGGCAGCGGTGGCGGCCTACGCAAGGGAACTCATGCCCGACTGGGGCGGCGTGGGCGTGTACGCCGGACAGGGCTTCACCCATATCGACGTGCGGGAGACCCGGGCCGACTGGACGGGCTGAGGTGCTTTACGGCTGCCCAATCGTTCATCTCATCCGCTATCAAAAAAACAACAGCAGAGGACATACGTCCTCTGCCGTTGTTTGTATAGTGTAATGCCTTTACATCTTTTGCTGTCAAAAGGGAAGGGGAATGCTTCCGTTATCGTCCGCAGCACTTTTTGAACTTCTTTCCGCTGCCGCAGGGACAGGGATCGTTCCGGCCGATTTTCTTTCTGCCGGTCCCGTCCGCTGTCGGCGCGCCCCGGTAATAGAGCGCGGCCAGCTCGTTGGGCGTGTAGCCCTTGTTGGCCCAGAGCCGGGTGTTGTTCTTGACGGACATCATCACCTTCACGAAGGCTTCGACGGCACTGCCGTCAAGCTCCATGTCATAGTCGCCCAGAATATCGTAGATCTGCTCCATGTCGGCTTCAATGACGCAGGCGTATTGGATCTCCCCGGCGATCTCCTCCGCGTCCCGGCGGGGCTGATGCCCCTCGTTCATCAAAAAGGCGGTCAGGGCATCCATCTGCGGTGTGCGCTCATAGTAGTTCCAGTCGGCATAGCGCAGCAGTTCGTCCTTTTCCGGAATATACCGGGGCTTACCGCCGCATTGGCGCATCAGATCCCGCACATCTTCGAAGCCATTCTCTTCGAACTCTCCGCAGACGATATACTCCTCCCAGAAGCAGTAGGGTGCGCCCACGGCCACATGGCGGAGCAAAGCCGGGAACAGTTCTTCCTCTGAGGTGGGCTGACTGTTCTGACGGTTGAAGATGTCCACAAGATCCGGCTGGCTGATCGCGCCGTACAGATGGACCGCGGCCATGGCATAACCGTCCAGCAGATCGTAGCGCGTCTTCCTCTCCGTGTAGCCTTCCCGCTCCAGCTGATGAAACACCTTGCTGATCTCGGTGGGAACCGTCACGATCAGATCCTCCTGAGAAGCATCGCAGACAAGGTAGCCGAGATCCTCCAGCAGGCTGCACTGCTCGGGCAGGGCCTTCTTCACCTTCACCGGCTCCCGGCTCCTTGCCGCCCGCCTAAACAGCAGGAAAGTCGGCTGGTCGATGATGTAGAGAAGCTCCTCCATGCGCCCCGGCTCCCGGAGGGCGGCGCTCACCGCCTGTACCAGCGCGGGCTTGTTCATTTTGGAGTAGCCCTTGACATAGTAATTCTTTGCCAGTTCCTTCAGCTTCGCCGCGCTTGCTTCCGCCAGCACCGCTTCAATGGCAGGCTTTTCCACTTTACTCAGTACCATATTGCTCTCCCTCATCCGAATCCTGTGCTCCATACTGCTTCCCCATGGAAGCCGATGCGATTTTTCATCTATCTGTCAGCGGAGCCGTGCTCCATTTTATCCAGTGTAGCACATTTTTTCAAAAAATGAAGCGCAAATTCAATAAACTCGCCTTGTTTTATGATTTTCGCTCAAAAACAGCGGCGCACCTCCGAAAAAGGGAGATGCGCCGTTCCTGTTTTATATCCGTTTTTATCGACCGCTCAACGCCCTGACAATCTCCACTCTCTGTTCCGCCGTCAGGCGGGGATAGTCTTTCAAAACCTCGGACAAATCCTCGCCCCGCTCCACTCTCCGCCGCACCACACGGCACAGCAGCGCCACAGCCGTGCTCATTCGCCCTCACCTCCGAACATCAGTGCCGCCACCAGTTCCTCCAACTCCTCCAGACGGGTCTCCTGCGTGGGATGTGCCGCCCGGTAGTCCGCCCGCAGGGTCTCGGTACATTCCGGTACGGAGGACAGTTCGCAGTCCTCCGCCAGAGGCCCGTAAACCGTCCCATCCGCAGCCATCACGCTGTCCGCCGTGTAACTCTGCGCGTTCTCAACGGTCAGTACCGGCTTCGCTGTCCCGATTTTATATAAGTATAGTGTCATTTCAGTTCACCTCAGACGAATTTCCCACCCTTAATAATGGCGTTCATTCCGTTTCTTTCGTTATATGTGCCGCCCAATAGATCCGGGACGAGATCCCCCAGCAGCACAAGTCCACCTTGACGAAGGTAGATTCCAATCGCGTTGCCGCTGCATTCCGTTTTCGGATCTTCTCCATAAACTCCAATGCGACCGCCCCAGCTGGCCTCAACCGCGATCTGCAAATCGTGAAGTGCGCATCCTGCCAACACAGCAGATGAGTTTCCCCCAGAGGCCACACCTCTCCCCGCCTTGGCATGGCCGTTAAAGGAACATATATTTGCATATATCGTGCTTTTGTTGCAGTCGATGCAATATGTGGTGGGACTTGCCGTCTCGTCCAACTCCCATTTCAGCCTTTCCATTTCCACCGGAATACTGCAATTTTCCACTATGAAATCCTTCGTAAACACGCAATCACCGACCTTGTCTGCACGAAGCGTGAGACTCCCACAGCCATAGAAGTCCTTCACAGAAACAATGTTCGAATTCGTTCCGCTGAGAGTGATGACATGATGCTCAGTCAGCAGACGAGGGAGAGCATCGAGATAGACTTGCAGTTCCGACGCGGGCACGGTGACATAGCGTTGGGGCGCGCCGGTAGCCAGCACCATCTTTCGCACAGGCGCGCAGTCGCTTTCGGTGATAAGACCGGCAGGGGAGCAGAGCACCATTGCGCCGCCGTCCTCGCTGACAGTCTGGCGCAGATAAAACCGCAACACCGTGTCGCCCCCGGCCTGAATGGTCACAGGCTCGTCCAGCCGGTAGACGCAGTACAGGATCTCCCCCTCATTGGGGTCCTCCGCGTAGACGCCCAGTTCTGTCAGCGTGTATGTGGCCCCCAACTCCACCGCAGCCAGCGTCACGGGCAGAACGGCAGTATCCCCGGCGCAGCGGGCCTCGCCCACCGCCAGCGTCTGCCGGATCTCCGGCAGTTGGGCGGCGTTGGGGACGTCCGGGGTATGTCCGCTGCCGCCCACCACACGGGTCACCCGCAGACAGGCCCCCGCGGCGGTTTTCGCCGTCAGCGCAAGGCCCTTGTTCGTATATGTTCCCTGAATGTTCATAGCCCGTCTCCTATCTCAGCCGCCGGATGCCCCGTCTGGGACGCTGGGGCAGGGGGGCCGTCACCACCGGCGCGGAAGCGGGCAGACGGCTTTTCACGCCCTCCGCCAGAGACGCCTGATACGCCGCGCGGAATTCCTCCGTCCGGCGGTCCGTGTCGCCGTCGTCGCCCCCCGCCAGCAGCGATGCGAAGGACTGGGGCACGCCGCCCCGCTCCAAGGCGGCTCTGGCCCGCTCCACCTGCTCCCGGCGGAGCTTTTCCGCCCGCAGAGTTTCCAATTCCTGCTTTTCTTCTTCGTTCATATATTACTCCTCCGTCTCCATGGTTTCCTCGGCCTTGCGCCGCAGTTCCTCCTCCGCGTCCTTCACCCACGGCAGCTGTTCCAGAATGGTGCGCTTGGACAGCAGGGGAGAGAGGGACAGCAGCGTGCCCGCCAGCGCCGTGTGATCCTGCGGCAGATTCTTGTAAAACGTGACCTGCCCCTGTTCCAGCGCCACCGGCGTCCCCAGCAGGGCAAAGCTGCCGGAAAGCGCCGTCAGCAGCCGGTGCAGACCGTCCAGAAAGCTGCGCTCCTTGGCAAGGCGCACCTGCTCGATGCCCCACAGCTTATACTGCATCGCCACGCCGGAGGCGTTCCCGGCGAAACGCTCGTCGGAGAGATCCGGCGTCATGCTCAGTTCCAGAATACTGCGGCGCAGATTGCTCTCCAACTGGGCGAGGGCCTCGTGGTTCAGATTCTTCACCACGAATTCCGCCCGGCCTCCCTCCGCCAGAGAGAGGATGCGGGTGCGGTTGGCCTCGTCGATGTCCCCCTGGGTCGTTCCCTGCATGCCGTACAGGGCGAGGAAGGCGTTGGCCACCGACTGCATATCGTCCATGGCCCCGGAGAGCAGCAGGTTGTACGCGTCCAGCAGGCCCGTCACCATCTCGAAATCGCCGCAGGTCTGGCAGTTGTTGTTGAAGGGCACCAGTGCCAGATGCCCCGGCAGGTTCTCCTCCGGTGCGCCCAGAGCCACCCGCTGACCGTCCCATGTGAAGGGCGTGACCCGCTCCTCCTCGTAGAGCATCCCGCATACGGTGTCGTCCGGGCGCTTGAACAGCCGGACGGCGGCGCGGAGCGGCTCCCCGGCCTCGCCGCCGCGGATGCCGAAGCAGGTGAGGGGGTCGCACCGGCACACCCGCACGCCGGACTGCTCCAGCCACACCAGCGCGAAGCCCTCGCCGCAGATGCTCATATCCCGGCCAATGTCAAAGAGCAGGTAATCCATGGGCAGATCGGCATAGATCCGCCCTTCCTCCGGGCGCTCATAGGAAAGGGTAGGGGGCACGCCGAGGAAATACCCGGTCTGCACCTCCGTGATGTAGCGGGGGAAGGGGACCCGCAGCAGATTGTTGGGCCGTCCCCGGACGGCCTCGCCCTTGGGCACGGGCTGCTGACCCTCGTAGTAATCCCACAGCCGCTCCCTGTGGGGACGGACCCGGTACAAAAAGTCCGACACCGCCCCGGTCAGAGCATCCTCCGTCAGCGCTCCGGCGCAAATGTAGTCCTGTTTCAAATACGCAAACCTCCTCGATCGCAAAACCCGGCCGGAATATTCCGCCGCGCACCCGTTTCACCGCGATCAGGCGGCAGTCTTGGCCCCGCCCTGTATGACTTTCTTCGGTGAC